CCTCCTGCGCCAGCATGAACCGGTCGCACATCTGTCTCGTGAGAATCGTTCCGTGGGCTGACATGCCGCCAGGGTATGTCACTGGCGGTGAACTACGCAAGGGTCCGGTGGATAAGCCTTGGTGAAGTCCACCCCTTGACTAACGCGTTCACCTCAAATGAACTAGCGGGTATGTCCCGTTCCCTGGATCAGCTTATATCGGCTCTCGGCGGTGAGACCGCCGTGGCCGACTTGCTTGGGGTTGGCCCAAGCGCCGTCAGCAACTGGAAAGCACGCGGGCTGCCCAAGGCGCGCTGGGTTGATTTTGTCATCCTGGGCCGGGAGATGGGCGTCAGACCCATCATCACACTCGACGAGATCCGGTTGGCGGCGGCGGCAATCGATAACGCGTGGAGCGAACCAGCGTGACAACGCGGCACTAAGGGAGGTGGGATATGTGGACATTGACGTGGCAGGACTTTAGCCGGCACGCGTTCGGCGACCCGAAACCGATTGTCCAACGGGATACGTTCAACGACAGGGACGAAGCAGACCGGCGGAAAGCCGAGTTGCAATCGTGTGGCGTCGTGGCCTGCGTGACGCCGCTGGTGATCCGGCGCCAGCGACAAAACCCCAGGCTCTACGGCGAGGCTCCGCGCTTCAACGCGGGATGGAAGTTGGCCGAATGAGCGGGCATTGGTCCGACGCGCCGCCGGATCGCATCGTAACGATGCCGCCGTGCCCATCGACCAACGCTTTGTGGGTGCGCGCTCCAGGCAAACCGCGCGTCAGATCCCCGGAATATCGCGCATGGGCAGAACACGCCGGATGGGATGTGCGACGACAACTGGTCGGCGTGCCGCCCATCGACTGCCGTTTCAATGTCCTGATCGAGGTACCGATCAGCCGCCGCGACACATCGAACTGGGAAAAGGCAACACTGGACCTGTGCGAAACCGTTGGCCTGGTCGCCAACGATGGAAATTCTAACGAGGTGCTGATCCGCCCCGTCGCGCGCGAGGACGTGATGGTGGCGCTGTGGGTGCTGCCCGAGATGGGCGCGGTGCGGAAGCCGGCGGTGGCGTGCGTGCGAGCGACGCGGACGCGGCGGCATGCTCCGAAGCGGCGGGCACTGACATGGAAGATGCCGGCATGAGGTTCGCATACGCAGATCCGCCGTACTTAGGTTGCGGCCGGCTTTACGCGAAGTATCATCCGGATGCGTTAATCTGGGACGATCCGGAAACGCATCGGCATCTGATCGAGCGCCTGTCTGATGAATGGCCGGACGGTTGGGCACTGTCACTGCACACGCCATCATTACGAACTATCCTGCCCATGTGTCCCGCCGATGTTCGTGTCGCCGCGTGGGTCAAGCCGTTCGCTGTGTTCAAACCAGGTGTGCCGATAGCATACGCCTGGGAGCCTGTGATCTGGCGCGGCGGTCGAAAGCGCGGGCGCGACGCTCCGACGACACGCGATTGGATCTCTGAGTCGATCACGCTTCAACGCGGACTGACCGGCGCCAAACCGATAGCCTTCAGCCGTTGGATATTCGATCTGCTTGGCGCGGAAAGCGACGACACGCTGGATGACCTGTTTCCCGGCACCGGAGCGGTCGGCGCGGCGTGGGCGCAACGTGTGGGCGCGCCTCCGCAAATGGATTTCGCCCCGCTGTTCAGTGGAGTGACGGCATGACCGCGCGGGAGAAGATATGGGCGTGGATCGAAGCCGAGCGCGGGGGTGCCGTCCTGCATGCCTCGCCGCGCCAGATCGCCGAGGCGACGGGCGTCGGGTTGGAGTGGGTCCGAACGATAATGGAGCAGTGGCGTGACGAAGGTTGCCTGACGCGAATTGAGCGTGGGCGATATCGGATTGTTGAAGCGCCAAAACTGGACGGTTTCACGCGATATCCGGTCTGGTCGGAGGAGGCGCGCGGGAAGCTGGCGGAGTTGTCGGCGCGCGGGCTGACATTGTCCGAGATGGCGCGCGAGATGAAATCGACGGTCAACGCCATCGCCGGCCAGCGGCAGCGCATGGGCCTGCCGAAGCGACCGTCACCCATTCGGGTCAGTCAGCCATGACCGGCGTCCGAACACGCTTACGCGCTGGCGCCGGCTCTAACGCGGCAACCTTGTCCGCGATCAAAACCTCCACCCAGGAAGACATCGTGCGCCGGTCCTTGGCCGCTAAACTTTCAGCGCGCTCCTTAAGGTCAGGATCGATTCGGATCGCGATCACTTCAGTCTTAACTCGCGGTTTCATGCCGATTCCTGGTTTACATAGGTTGACAAAGGTTTGCTTTCATGTTTACGTTTATAGGCATTCGAAAACCATCAGTCAAGGAGAACCGCAATGAATGCCATCACGAAGCCTCGACCCTCCCGGTCGAAGCTGCTCGCCGTCGAGCCGGAGGCCGTTGAGCCCGGGCACCCCACGGTCCTGGTCTACGGCCCTCCCGGTGTCGGCAAGACCTGGGTCAGTCTGGACTTCCCCGCCGTCTATTACATCGACACCGAGGGCGGCGCCGACCTCGACCACTACCGCGCCAAGTTGCGCGCGTCCGGCGGCGCTTATCTCGGTCCCGATCAAGGCAGCCTGGATTTCGACGTGGTCATCAGTCAGATCCAGGCGCTGGCCACCGAACAGCACAACTATCGTACCGTCGTCATCGACTCGATATCGAAGCTGTGGAACGTGGCGCTGTCGGACGAGCAGGAACGGCTCGGCGCCAAGGACGCGTTCGGCGCATTCAAGAAACTGCCAACCCGGCAGTTCCAGTCGCTGATCAAGTGGATCAACCGCCTGGACATGAACGCGGTCTTCATCGCGCATCAGAAAGACCTCTGGGGCCTGAACGACCAAAAGCAGCGCGAAATGATCGGCTACTGCGCCGATGCCCAGGACAAGCTGGAATATGACCTCCACCTCTCGCTTCGCATCGCGAAGGTCGGCACCAGCCGTTACGCCTACATCGGCAAGTCGCGCCTGCCGACGTTCCCCGAGGGCGATATGTTCCCATGGTCATACGAGAACTTCGCGGAGCGTTATGGCCGCATCGTCATCGAGCAAGAGGCGAAACCAATCGTACTCGCCGATGAAGGCCAGATCTCCGAACTGACCCGGCTGCTGTCCATCGTCAAAATGCCGGACGACTGGCAGGAGAAAGTCTTCAAGAAAGCCGGCGTCGAGGCCTGGACCGAGATGGACGCCGACAAGGCGGCCAAGGTCATTGAAAATCTCAGGTCGCGTCTGTCCGCCTGAAAAGGAAGGAAACCATCATGCACGTTAAACCAGTCACACCCGAACAAGCGGCGGCGGCCGCTACTTCGTTCGAGCCGTTGCCTCCAGGGGATTACGATTTCTCGGTCTATCAGGCGGAGGACACACGCTCCGCCAAGGGCGACGATATGCTCAAGCTCACGCTGCACATCCTGCTTGGCGATGGCCGGCATCGCACCGTCTTCGATTATGTTCTTGGCACCGATAACTGGGCCTGGAAGGCGCGGCATCTGGCCGAGGCTATCGATATGGTCTCGCAATACGAAAGCGGTGAACTCGATCCAGACTTCCTGGAGAGCCGTGTTGGGCGCCTGCGCCTCAAGATCAAGCCGGCAAGCGGGCAATATGGCGCTGGCAACCAGGTGGTGGATTATCTGCCGCGTGAGACCATGGGAACGGCGCGATCCACGGCGGGACAACGCACGCCAGCGATCAATCGCGCGCCGGCACCGTCACGGGAAAAGGTTCTGGCCGGTGATATCGATGACGAGATTCCTTTTTAGGATATCGTGATGGATGAGTTGTGCTCCCTCGACGATTTCTGGCGCGTCAGCCAGATCGTCGAGGAAGGACTCGATTGTCCTCTTCTGACCGCGTGGGAAAGAGGCTTCCTGGCGGACGTTCAGGAACGCATCGACGAGCATGGCGAGAACGTCCGTCTGTCCATTGCTCAGATCGAGATACTGGATGCCATCGAAGAGAAGTTGGAGTTTGAACCGGAATCAGAAGGGGAACGATCGCCGGAAGAGGGTACCAACCCCCTCGGCATAACGCTGAACGACGACCAGACCCGCGCGCTCCAGGAACTGGAAGTATCGATCGTCATGCGCCGGCCTCATCTGCTCACCGGGCACGCCGGCTCCGGCAAGACCACGCTGATCCAGGTTCTGGCCACCCGTTGGGCACACAAGAAGGTCGTGCTCTGCGGTCCCACGCATAAGGCGTGCGAGGTGCTGAGCCGTAAGCTGCGCGCCGCCGGCATCAAGATCCCGGTCTGCACCATTCATTCCTTGTTGAGCCTGCGGCCAAAACCCGAGGGCGCGCGACAGGTCTTCGTCCGCCGCCCCAAGGCGCCACCGGTCATCGCCGATCTCGTCATCATCGACGAAGCCTCGATGTTGGACGCCTCCATGATGCGCCATATCGAACTCTGGTTGGCCGAGGTCGCCGTCGTGTTTGTTGGCGATCCCGCCCAACTCCCACCCGTGGGCGAGACCGGCAGTCGCTGCTTCACCACAGTCCCTGAAAGCCATCTGCGTGGCATCGTGCGCCAGGCGGAAGGCAATCCCATCATCGCCGCCTCGGCCGTCGTGCGGGCCTCCCAGGCGGCCGCCGCGCCCGATTGGTCATGGGCCGCTCCCGTCAGGGTTGACGATACCGGGATCTTCGCGCCGGGCCATGAGGTGAACGCATGGCTGAAGCATGCTTTCACGTCCGCCGCTTTTGTAAGTGATCCTGACACGTTCCGGTATCTGGTCTGGCGCAACGACCGCGTGGACTGGTTCAACGCCCGCGTGCGCCGTTGGTTGGGCCACGACCACGCGGTGCCGTTCGTGTCCGGCGAACGCGCGCTGATCCGAACTCCGCTCGTCGTCAACAAGGAAATCGTGCTGGCGACCAACGAGGAGGTCACGGTGGTGTCGATCGCCGCCGGCCAACACTTGGAAATCCCGACCTGGGAGGTTCGCGTCCAACCGGCCGGCGGCGACATTGTGGATATCCACATCGTCCGCGACTGGATGGAGCACAAAGCGCGGCTGGACATGTTAGCCCGCGCGGCCATCGGCGATACCGCCTCGTGGGAGGACTTCCACGCCTTCAAGGCCGAGTTCGTCGATGCCCGCCCGCTCTACGCGCTGACCACGCACAACGCGCAAGGCTCGACGTTCCGCCATGTGTTCATCGACGTGCCAGAGTTCCGCGACTGGATCAAACGCGCGCCCGACGAAGGCAAGAAGGGCCTGTATGTCGCGATCACCCGCGCATCGCACACCGTGACCCTGGTCGGCTCCTGATCGGTGGCATCCATACCCCTCGACATCGAACGCGCCGCCCTGGTGGGCTTCAAGGTGTTTCCGGCATCCCGTTCCAGCCGCGCGGCCGCGTATCCCGGCGCGCATCTCCAGGCGACCGACGACCTGAACCAGATCGCGCGCTGGTGCCGTGAGTATCCGCGTTGCAACTGGCGCCTCATCTTCGGCCCCTCGGGGCTTTGGGGTCTCGATGTCGACCGCGCCGGGGCGACCCACGCGGCGGACGGCATCGCCGCTCTGAGGGCTCTGGTCGCCGTCCATGGCGCCCTGCCGCCACGCCCGACTTCGTTGTCCGGCGGTGGCGGGTATGGGCTGATATTCCGCCACAACGGCGAGCGGATCATCGGCAAGACCGGCTACCCTGCGCCAGGGATCGATCCGCGCCGGGGCATGCTGTCCTTGACCATCCCGCCCTCCATCCATGTCGTGACCCGCCAGCCCTACCGATGGGCGCGCGGCTGGGCGCCGTGGGATGTGGCGCCCCCCATCGCGCCTCGGTGGCTGGTCAGGCTGGTCGAGATGCCACCCGAGCCAAAACGCGTGGCCACGGTGATCGATACTTCGGATCAAGCGCGCCGCCGGCTGTATCGCGCGGCCCTGGCGGTGATCGACGCGCCTCTTGGGTCACGCAATGAAACCCTGAACCGGCGCGCGTATCAGGTCGGCCGGATGATCGGCGCCGGATTACTCGGCGAGTTGGAAGCGGTCGAGGCCCTCTACAGCGCCGCGCGACAGGCGGGGTTGGACCACGACGAGACACGGAACACCATCCGCTCGGGGATCGGTTCGGGCCGGCGCAATCCCATGGAGGCCGTCGATGGAAGATGACGAGCCGCCGCCCGACAACGTCATACCGATCGCCTCGGCGCCCAAACCATCATGGATCGGCCGCCTGCACCACACCAGGGAAGGCGAGGTCCATCCAACGCTGGCAAACGCCCTGATCATCATGGCGCATGACCCCAGGTTCCGCGGCATGCTGGGACATAATCTGTTCACCGATCGGCGGATGCTCATGCGCGAGGCGCCACCATCGGAGGACGGCGGCTTCCTGATGCCGGGACCCTATCCAAGATCCTGGTACGACGAGGATGTCTCGCTGATCCAGGCTTACATGCAACGCGTCTGGGCACCCCGGTTCCAGCGTAACACGATCGCCGACGCCCTGGCCGTCACCGCCATGGCCCACCCGTTCCACCCGGTACGGGACTGGCTTAACGGACTGGCCTGGGATGGCCAGAGGCGCATCGACACCTGGTTGTTCGCCGCGTTCGATGTCAGTAATGAATTTCTGCCGCCCAGCGATGAATACAAAGCGAAGGTGGCGTACTTCCGGGCGGTCGGCGCCAAATTCCTGATCGCGGCGGTGCGCCGCATACGCGTGCCGGGTTGCAAGTTCGATTCCATGCTGATCCTGGAAGGACCACAGCGCATCGGCAAATCGACCGCGCTGCTGACCTTGTTCGGGCGCGATCATTTCTCCGATGCCGTGCCCCCCGACCTCGCCAACCGGGACGCGGCGATCGCCCTGCACGGCCTGTGGTGCCTGGAGTTCGCCGAGATCGACCATCTGGTGCGGACAGAGGTCGAGACCATCAAGGCGTTCCTGTCCCGTTCGGTCGATCATTACCGGCCACAATACGGTAGGGACTTCGTGGATGTGCCGCGCCAGACCCTGTTGGCGGGCACCACGAACAGCGATGACTACCTGCGCGACAGCACGGGAAATACCCGTATGTGGCCAGTGCCATGCCAGTGCGCCGACGTGGCCTGGATCGCGGAGAACCGGGAACAGCTGTGGGCGGAAGCCTGCGTCCGCGAGGCCGCCGGCGATACCATTTGGTTGGACGGCGAAGACGCCCAGGGAGCTGCCGCCACGACCACGGAATCCCGTATGTCGGAGGAAGTCTGGCAACCCGCCATTGTCCAGTGGCTGACATCGCCGGAGCGGAATTCGGCGGAACCCATCACGTCAGCCGTCATCCTCGAAAACGCGATCGGCATGGCCAAGGACAAGATGACCAAGGCGGCTACAATGCGGGTCGGCGGGGTCATGCGTTCCCTTGGGTGGGAACGGGTTAACCTTCGGGCGAAGAAACACGTCCTGAAGGTCTGGGAAAAACCAGCAAAACCAGCCTGATTCCAGCCGAAAAAAGGTGGCTACAAGGTGGCCACAAATCTGTCTCATATATCTCATTTTCTAGAAAGGCGGCTACATTTGACATTTGATATGCCTTTGTGTTACCACCTGTATATATTTTAAGATAGGTAGCTACATAAGGTGGCTACATAAAATATACATAATTTCAAGTATATAGCCATGGTGTAGCCACTGTAGCCACCGTAGCCACCTGTTTCATACTTCTTACGTGGACGCCCCCTCGGGCCTGTGCAGACCCCCGCAAAAGCGGATTACAGAAAAGTCTTTGAAAACAGGGGTCGTGGTGGCTACATCACGATGGCAAAATGAATTTTTGGCACAAAAAAACCGCCGCCAAGGGGGAGGGCGGCGGCGGCTCAGGTGACGTCATGGTGACAGTCGCGAGGCGTCCCCGCGACGGACGCAGCCTGACACACCCGAGGCCAACACGCCATCAGCAACTTGACCAATCGTGAAAATCCGGCAAGAATCCCCGCCACCCAGAGGGCCGCCGCCATGCGAAAACTGATCTGTGCCGTCATCGCCGGAGCGTGGTTCTTCGGTCACTTCGCCACCCCAGCCCACGCCGCACCGGTCGCCCTGACGATCGGAGTGCTGCCCACCGCGCAACAAGTGCCTCAGTCACTGAGCGACCCCTGCATCATCTGCGGAACGAACCAAAGCCACAACCCGTCCAATTTTGGCTACAACAACTTCGTGTCCAACGGAAATCTGTCCGCGTACAACACCTTCTCCACCAATATCATCGGCGGCGGGCCGTTGCTGGGCGACCTGGAAGCCAACGCGCTGCCATACAGCGGAGCGTTGCTGGAGAACTTCCTCAATGGCGGTGGAACCGATCCCCTGTTCCATTTCGGGATCGTGGTCGACATAAACACCGCCAGCGGCGGCGAGACGCTGCAATCCTTCCAGTTGCTCGACCTGAGCAAACCACTCGGCCAGCAGGACATCTTCGACCTGAGTCCGCTGCTGCCGTTCGCCATGCCGGACACGCAAAACGGCAACGGCAAAGGCGATTACCTCATCTCGGGATTCGACCTGTCCCTGGGTTGCCGGGACTCCGGCTCGTTCGTCCTGGCCGATTGCGTGATCCAGCCGGGCGACAACCTCCTGTTCCATGCGTCATGGACCGGCGCCTCGGACGGCGCGGAGAGCTTCTACATGGTCGCGGTCCCAACCGCCGTCGTCGTTGACACACCGGAGCCGCTGGCCATCACCATCCTGGGCGTCGGACTGCTGGGCCTCGGTGCCATCAAGAGCCGGTGGCGGTTCACGTTCCCAATGCAAAATATCGGGGAAGCCGAGCGCGGCTGAATCAGCGCCGCATCTCCTCCGCCCGCCAGACCCGCCAGTCGCCCGGCGGCGGGTGCATCTCGTGCCAGTCCCAGGCAGACACCAGCCACCGCGCCAGCGGGAGGGGCACCGGAGCCGTCCCACGCGCCCACCGGGTGGGTAGCCCACTGTCACACCGCAGACGCCGCGCAAGGTGCCTGTGGGACCAGCCCAGGGCAGCCATGGCGGCGCTGAACTCGGCGGGGGTCATTGGGCCTCCCATGCGGGGAAGTTGTCATCCGACTCATCCCAGCATCCTGCCGCTTCGCACAGGTCGATAAACGACTTGTCGCGCAACTCAGCAACGGTTCCAGGGTCACCGGTCACGAGGTAATGGCCGTCGCCAAGATCGAGGAGCCAGCCGCCGTCTGCGCCCAGGGCGGCACGAGCAGCGGCTATCTCGGTGGTGTGGAGCATCGTCTCTCTCCCGGTGGGGTTGGTGGGGCCGAAGCCCCGCCAGAGGGTCAGGCGGCGTCCTGCTTGTTGTTCCGGACCAGCCAGAAATACGCGGAGCGCCAAGCGGCGTTGTGGCCTTGTTTATCGCCGCCCCAACCGTCGTTCAGGTCGTCGGGCGTGACGGCATCCATCGGTACGCGGCCATGCTCGCCGTTGAAGATCGCCACATATTTCGGCTCCATGTCCGGGAAGCGGCGCAGCACAACCGGCCGCGCGTTGGGCACCTGGGCGAGAACCTTTGATTTGAAACGCATTGTCCGTGTCTCCTTGTTGATGAAGACACCTTACAGTGTCCGCATATCGTCGTCAATGACAAAGTGCGGACAGATGCGGTTTATTTTCCGGGTGGACGGCGCGTTCGTACAAACCTCGAGGTCGTCCGCAAACGTCCGTTTGAACATGCGCCCAGCGCGCGTTTTGCCGCGTAAATCGCCCGATCTGACCAGAAATCCGGGCGGTCAGACCGGATTTCACCCAAAAACCACGATTAACACCGCCAACTTACCCAACAGCATCGCTGAGGTATCGCACCGCCTAACCCGTTGATTTCGCGCGCACGGTATTGACACGCACAGGAGTCCATGTGGTAGCCGGATACCACACAGCCTGAGAACAGGCGCAATCAGGCTGCTATCAGGGATATTCGGGAAGTTCGTGCCAGCCAGAGCCACGCGCACCTCGTTCCAGCCGGGGAAATCCGGCAACCCAGGCGGTCGCCCGAAATCTATCGGAGACGTCATTGAGATGGCGCGGCTGCACACGCCAATGGCCATGCTCACCCTTGCTGAAATCGCCCGCAGTAAGGAGGAACCCACGGCGGCACGCGTGGCCGCCTCGATCGCATTACTTGAGCGCGGGTGGGGTAAACCGGTGCAGCCCATCGACGCCGACGTAAACCTGCGTGCGAGCTACGTCATCCGCGCCCCATCGGCCATCGAATCAGCTGAGCAGTGGCTTCGATTGTACGCGCCCGCCGGCATGGTTGAGCCTGTCACGATTGACGATAATGGAAACACCTGACGCGGACGGTCGGCTGACCGCGTGGTGCCCGCAACCAGGGCCGCAGGCGGCGTTCGTCGATTGTCCGGTGTTCGAGTGTTTCTTCGGTGGCGCACGCGGTGGCGGCAAGACCGAAGCCGTCATTGGCGAGTGGGCGATC